AAGAAAATAGTGGAAGGCACGCCCTTCGGGCTCATACGCCCCAGTGACGGAGAATACGAAGTGCTTTTTGATAGAAGCCTGACGAATTGCGATAATTGGACCTTTAAATCAGGGGGAGTCCTACAGCGGCAATTAGCAGAGAGTATTCGCACCGTGAATCCGAATCTCTACATTGGTATCCCCTGTAACATGGGAACTCTGCCTTGGGCTTGCACGAAGGAAATCTACAGAAACTACATACTTCGCTTCAAGGTTCCTCTGGCTCAGCGGACCTACGCGAATATTTTCATGGACTCGAATTGGAAACACTTTGTTGAATTCCTCAAGGGATACAAGCGCGGGTTCTACAGTGTCACTTCAGGAACGTCAAACACGGATCTGCCCATCAAAGAACGTTTTATCATTGACCGCTACCTTGTGAACAACTGGGATTCGAAGCACGTTATGGAAACGGCGCGCCTCATGGAATTTATTCGGGAAAAACGGGGTGAACTCATCTGTTTCTCCGCGGGACCCCTGTCAAAAGTATGGATTCCCATGTGTATGAAAGAGAATCCCGAAAATATGTATGTGGATGTCGGCTCCGCCCTCGATGCTTTCACTCGCGGAGTCCCCAGTAGACCCTACATGAACCCTGACCACCCCTTCTCGAAGACCTTCTGTCAGTTTGATGACACCCTTCCTCTCAAAAAGAATCTTCTCTACATGTGCGTCTTCTTCAAGCAGGGGTATGTCGATCTTCTCAAGATTCTTTTGACATCCCTACAAATGTTCTCCAAGACGGATACATTCGACATTCTCATTTTCACTTCGCGGGAGTTCGAAGGCGAAATTCGTAAATTCGCGGAGTCGGTTGGAATTACCCTTGAATGCAAGATCTTTGAATTTAATACGGTCCTAGAAGCGTGTTGTGCCCGTCTTTCTATCTTTGACTACAGCCTCATCGATACGTATGAGAAAGTTCTGTATCTTGACACGGATATCGTGGTACAGGGTGACCTCTCGCAACTTTTTGAGAAGTCAATTGAGGATAAGCTCTATGCTCTCAGCGAGTGGACAATTTCCGCGGATTCTCACGGTGGCTCCCTCTTTGACTTCACACGAGCAGACAGGTCGACCCCTGGGATCAACTCAGGTATTCTTTTATTCAATGTATGTGAAATGATACGTTCGAAGTTTTCAAATATTCGTTCTCATATTACCCTAGCTTCCAAAAGTGGTCAAAGAATGCCTGAATGCCATGACCAGCCTTTCTTCAATTACCATTTTATCAAGGACGGTCTTCATGAGACGCGACTCTTGGAGCCCTACGCAAAAATATACGATCGTTCTCCCGCTCCTCCTCCTTCTGCTCCTACCACCACTCTGCTCTCTCATTTCACCTGGCCTCTAGGAAATTCAGATGATAAGAAGAAACGGATGGAAGCGCACATTATACACATTCTAAAAAATTATACGGCAATCTACCCCTCTAAAGAAACAATTACAGCGCCCATAGAAGGGAGACGTTATAGTTGGGGGTCACAGTATATTCAGTTTTCTGCTAAGGGTGTAGCGCATACGTTTTGGTCGACAGCATCCTATACTATGCTGGATTCGAACAGTTTATTTGTAGGATGGATGGGACAGAACCATGTGATTAAAATAAATGATACTTTCGATCGTTACACAGGATTCAAATTGAATGATGGGAGTATATGCCATGGCTCTCTTCATCCTCAATCACTTCATACGTATGAAGACAGCTGTATAGTCCCAGTATCTAATGATTTTGTAGTGAATAGAGCTGCTGAACGTAACCTAGTTTATCTCTGCGTGTTCAATATTAAGTCATACATCGATCTTCTCAAACTCTTTTTGGTATCCTACAGTTTATTTACAGATTGCAGCAAGATTGATATCGTCGTCTTTACATCAAAAGAGTTTGAAGCAGATATTTACAGCTACGCAAAAACGATTGGGTTAGACATCAAATGTAGGATATTTGATTTTAATGGAATGGACGAGTCAATTTGTTCGAGACTCTACCTATTTGATTATGAATCAATCGGACTATACAAAAAGGCGCTATACTTAGACACTGACATCATCATTCAGGGTGATCTACAAAAACTCTTTGATGTTGACATCGAGGATAAGATTTATGCTGTAAAAGAAGGGACGATAGAACACGAAATCCATGGCGGATGGTTTTTCGACTTCACAAAGATAGACAAGAACCTCCCTGGATTAAATAGTGGAGTTCTTCTCTTTCCTGTAACAAATAATATACGTGTAAGATTCGAGGCAGTAATTTCACATTTGCGTAAGATGAAGGAGCGCGGCGGAACTCTTCCCAGATGTCTCGACCAGTGTACGATAAACTATCATTTTATTAAAGATAAATCCTACGACGTTGATTTGATGAAAGACTATGCGCTAATTTATTGTATAGATCCGCCGCCACCTCCCTCCAGTCCTACAAGTATACTTATATCTCATTTTGTATGGCCTCTAGGAAATACCGGTTCAAAGCTAGAAAGAATGAAAACCCATCTATTACATATTCTCAATAATTATAGTAAAATATATCCAGTAAACGAGTTGGCGAATCCTACCGCGCTAATAGGAAAACGCTATTCTTGGGGCAACGGGTATATTCAATTCGGTTCGAATGGTGTTCTTCATACACAGTGGAATTCATCCTCAATATCATACAGAATGCTTGGACCCAGAACGGTGTATGCCGAATGGAATAATTATAAACATATAGTGAAGTTTAATGAAGCATATGATAAATATGTTCAAATCAGAATCGGTGATTTAAGTGTTGGTTATGGCTCTATAGAAATAGCAAATAATTGTGTATTCGATAAAAATAAGGAAAATAACGCCGATTTTCAAATCACGGCTACTTCTGAAAAATACTTAATTTATGCCTGTGTATTTATTAATAGACAGTATATTGAATTACTGAAATTATTACTTTTAAGTTACAAGCTTTTTTCCTACACAGATCAAGTTGACATTTTGATTTTTACATCAAAGGAGTTTGAAGATGAAATTCAAAGTTTCGCAAAAAGTATATCTATAAGTATAACCTGTAAAATATTTGAAGTTACTAGCGTGCACGAGTCATCGTGTGCGAGACTGTATTTATTTGAATACGAACACATAAATAAATACACAAAGGCAATGTATATAGATACCGATATTATTATACAGGGTGATCTTAAAAAGATGTTTGATTCCGATACTAAAGATAAAATACACGCAGTGAATGAAGAAACTATCGATAAAGAATCACATGGGGGCTGGTTTTTTGATTATACAGTCATTGATAAAAACACTCCTGCCATAAACGCGGGTATTTTACTGTTTAAAATATCGGCGACGATTAAAAATAAATTTCAAGATTGTATACTACATATTCAACAAATTAAAAAAGCAAATGAGAGACTACCCAAATGTTTTGATCAACCCTTCGTAAATTATCACTTCATAAAGGATGGTCTTCATGATACCCAACTTCTCAATAAATATGCCCTGTTATATAATTTAAGCCCTCCTCCACCCCCCACAGGTCCTACAGAGGTTTCACTCTGCCATTTCGTTGCGCCTCTTGGCGCCCCACTTCATAAAATGCCGCGGATGATAGAGCACCTGTCCCATCTTCTTAAAAATTACACAAGTATATACAATACAGATGTGAAAATGGATAAAAAACTTATAGTGGGAAAACGGTATTCTTGGGGTAACAGATACATTGAGTTCGATACAAATGAAAATCTTAAAACAGGGTGGTCCCCCGGAACATACGCCATTCTTGACAAAAATAAAGTAAGAGCTACGTGGGGGGTACACTCGCATATACTACATTTCGATGAAGAAGCAACAGAGTATATTTCGGTAAGAGAGGGTGACTGTATTTTTTCACCAGGTAAACTGTTATTTTAAACCAATGCGTTTATAAAGAATGATTAATAAAATAAAATATTTTATAGATGATTCTTTTAGAGGATTTTGACTTTAATAAATCAACACTTACCTGTAAAACTATGGAATTCTATGGAAGTGATAAAGGGTCCGTAGAAGCAGGTAAGGGTTGGCATAATTACACAATTGTCTATAATAAATTATTTTCTCATCGATTTCATGAAACTCTACGAATTTTTGAATTGGGAATTGGAACAACCAACCCTACTATAAGATCTAATATGGGTATAAAAGGAAAGCCTGGCGCGTCTCTTTACGGTTGGAGAGATCTGTTTCCAAATTCTTCTATCTTCGCTGCCGACATAGATAAGAATATTTTATTTGAAGATGATCGTATAAAAACCATGTACTGTGACCAGACTTCAAAAGAATCTATACAAAATCTCTGGAAAAGTTCGGCTCTAGAAGAAGATTTTGATATTATTATTGAGGATGGTCTCCACACATTTCAAGCAAATGTAACATTTTTTGAAAACAGTATACACAAATTACGAAAGAATGGTTATTACATTATAGAAGATATACACGATAATGATATTGTAAAATTTAATACTATAATTAAAACCTGGGAGAAAACATATCCGCATCTTGAGTTTTCACTTCTTAAATTACCACTTTCTCAAAATAAACAGCATAATACTCTACTTGTAATACATTATAAAGCCAATACTACGAAAAACCTAGTTTATTTTTGTGTATTTTTCAACCCGGATTACTTTAAACTTGCTGAATTATTACTGAAATCGACGCGGTTTTATTCTGGAACCCAGATAAAATTAATGGATTTTCTTGTTATAACAGCTGAGGAATTTATACCGAGGGTAAAAGATTTGTCTACACTTACAGAAATTCCGCTACTCATTCACACTCTCCCTTTAAAAACAATCTTCGAATCTGCTTGCGCACGCCTCCGTATTTTTGACTACCCCCTTCTAAACACCTATGAAAAAATTCTCTACATTGATACTGATATTCTTATTAAAGGAGACTTGGGAAAATTATTTGAGTTCGCTTTGGAGGAACGTGTCTATGCAATCGAGTCTGGAACCATAGCTAGTCCCAGTTTTGGACGCCAGTTCTTTTCTGAATCTATGGATAAGTCAATAAAGGGGTTTAACAGCGGGACCCTTCTCTTTCCGAATTCTCTGAATATACGGGATCTATTTTCAAAAATTCGCGGACACTGTGAATCCTATGCGGATTCTAAGGCGCCGATACCCTATTGTATGGACCAGCCCTTTATAAATTATCATTGTATTAAAAGTGGTCTTTATAATAACACCCTGTTAAATCCCTACGTAGCCCTTTTTGAAGATGGGGACAACGTTTCAAATGAAGCCACTGCGATTGTCTGCCATTTTTCGTATCCAATTGGAAATGTTTGGCATAAACATGCTCGTATGACAAAATATTTCACAAAATTACTGGAGGCGAGAAGAAAGGGACTTGTAGGTGATATCGATATTAGAGGAAAAATCTATAGTTGGGGTTCAGGCTTCATAGAATTTACAGATACAGGCATAAAAACAAAATGGGGTTCTGGAGGCTATGAAAGTCTTGGAGAAAATTGGTATAAGGTTTATTGGAGTAATCACTATCATGTAATACGACTCAATGCTGAACTTACAGAGTATAAGGGGCTTCGCATACATCCGAATGATTTTACAGTGTGTAGGGGTTCTCTAAAATCATTGAAAACTATCATCCAAATAGGATCACATGTGGGAAAATCTCGACTTGATCCTATTTTTTTAGATGTAAATGAAAAAACCAAACTATTTCTCGTAGAACCCGTTCCGTTTCTTTTTAAACAATTACAGGATAATTACCGAAATAAAATGAAAGATACATCCAATATTGTTTTTATTAATAAGGCGGTAAGTAATTTTGTAGGTGAAATAGAAATGACTATACCCTCTGAAAAAAATGACTTCTCTGTCCTGCCAGACTGGGTTTCAGAATTAGCGTCAATTAATCCAGATCATGTTACAAGACATCTTTCTCATGTTATTACTGAGAAGATAAAGGTAGAAACTACTACACTTGATAAGATTATAAACGATTATAATATTCAAGATATTGAATTACTAAATACTGATACTGAGGGTCATGATTATACGATTTTAATGGATTATAGTTTTAGAATAAAACCACAGCGTGTGCTTTTCGAACATAAACATATTGATGGAATTTTTTGTGTTGGCGAGAATTTTACAAAATTGGGAAATAGGTTGAAATCACTTGGATATAAGCAAACGTATCAGACGCATAATGATACAATGTTTGAATTACATGAAAATATATTTGAAGACAGAGAGTCAATGTTACAACACTACTGCAAGACGATACCTAATCCGAAAATTCTAGAAATTGGAATTTTTAAGGGGGAATTTTTAGACTATCTCGTTCAAAATTCTGGGGCGAGTTCAATTGATGGGGTCGATCTATTTGAAGGAATAACATTCAGTGGAGATGTGGACGGAAATAATTCAATATCATATGATGTAGGAAAGTCATATATAGATTTAACAGAAAAATACAAAAATAATCCAGCAGTTAGACTTTACAAATCTGATTCAAGCACGTTCTTGGCGAGCGTAGCCGACAATAAATATGATATAATCTACATTGATGGGGATCACTCGTATGAAGGCTCTAAAAAAGATTTGGAACAATCATTCAAAAAGATAAAAAATGGAGGATACATTATGGGACATGACTACGAAATGAACATGAAAAAAGCGAAAACTACTTATAACTTCGGAGTAAAGCAGGCAGTGGATGAATTTTGTGAGAAGTATAACCAGATACTTCTAGCAAAAGCAATGGACGGATGTGTAAGTTTTTGCATACATATACAAAAATCTAGCGACATAGAAAACTCTTTAATAGATAAAATTCTGGAAAAGAAACTCACGCTAGTTTCTAAAGAAAGACTTCTCAATTTAGAAAAACATTGTGGTTCTTTTATCAACACTAATTATTCACTTGTAGAGTGTGGAGTTGCAAAAGGCGGATGTTTAGCATTGATGAAAGCTGTCGCTGGAAAAAATAATAGAATATTCGGATTTGATAGTTTTGAAGGAATGCCAGATATTACAGATAAAGATCTCGGTAGTTATAATAAATCAGATCCACTATTAGGATTTGGAAAAGTAGGAGAGAACTTATCTGGAGGAATTGAAAATGTTTACAAAACATTTGAATCATTAAACGTGAGTATGAATAATGTTAAATTAGTAAAGGGGTTTTTTAATGAAACACTGAAAAATGATATAATTAATTCCATAGGACCGATTGCTGTCTTGCGACTCGATGGTGATTGGTATGAATCTACAAGAGTGTGTTTAGAAAAACTGTATGAAAAAGTTATAGTAGGAGGAGTAATTATTATTGACGACTATGGACATTGGATAGGCGCAAAAAGGGCAACCGATGAATTTAGAGAAAATAATAATATTACCTCTCCATTAATAAAGACAGATTATACTGAACACTATTGGATAAAATGAGCATAAAAGTAAAATTGAAATTGAAAAAAAATTTCTAGAAGTCTTATGAAACTATGGACCTACCCGCACTCCTACATGAAATCCTCTTAGCGAGTCCGCCGAATTACTTTGATGCCTTTCTCGTGGAATGTAACAAGTGGTATGAGGCGCCGGCGCACACTTTTGTGGAACTTCGGACTAGGCTGAACAAGAAGATTCGAGGTGACCTCTTCGAGGAATTCTGTGTTTTATATCTCGAGAGGGTCAAGGGTTACGATAAGGTCTGGCGCCTAGAGGACGTGCCTGATGACGTGCTTTTGAAGCTTGGACTCAAGCGGCGGGATATGGGAATCGATATTGTGGCGCAACGGGGCGATGCCTTCGTCGCCGTTCAATGCAAATACAAGAAAGTTACAGCTAAGGCAACGTGCCTTACCTGGAAGAGTCTGTCGACCTTCTACGCACTCTGTATGCGGTCGGGTCCATGGAATAAATATATTGTGATGACAACCTGTTCGTTTCTTCGCCGCGTCGGCAAGAGAACCGAAAAAGACCTTGCCTACTGTATCAAGACGCTACAGGGTATCACGAAGGAGGAGTGGGTTGCCCTCTGCGGGATTCAGGGGAATACTCTGGTTACCGGCGACGCTGTAGTTGCTGTAGCGGCACCGAAAACGCCGGAAGAACTTCGCGCGGCGAGGCTGGCACACTATGCGAAACTAGTATGCGAAGAGCATACCCCCACGCCCACCATACACGCGGAAAATATTGTAGGTCTCCGCCCAGACACGAACGATGTATCGAGGGACAGCGTTCGGATTGGATGACCCGCTAAAAGGATTGAATTCCAGTTCCAAATCAACACTTCCAATCTTATCCAGATTTGCCTCGCCCGATGGCTGCGAGGGACACAGGTGCCCGTGATTCATACCAAAATGTAGCGAATAAATATACCGATTCACGTAGGGCGATTTTTTCATCTCGTAGGATGGAAAGAGTGACCGAAACACAGAGGGGCTCGTGGTTGAATAACGCATGAGGCTATTTGCGTAGCGAAGCTGGATCGACTTGAGCGGCTCCGAGTTTCTGAAAACAAATGCCGGCTGGAGAAGCCCAGGAGAGCGGGCAGAAATAGGAGAGGCATTCGGCCACCACGGAACCGTGGTTCCTGGACCGCTCAAATCCCGTGTCGCCAAATGCTGGGCGTTGTAAGAATCTCCTTCGAAACGCTGAGCGTAGAAGAAAATATTCCGCGTCGGATTCGGAATCGCTAGACTAATAACAGCGGTTGCTGCTGCCGACGTATCATGTGGCTCAAAAGAATAATGCTGGGTAATCGGAACTTCTATGTCGGATATACGAAATCTGTTCGCTTCGGGTGCATCCAGATAGATATACTCCGCCAAGATATACGTATCACCGAGCACCAGATCGGTCGGCATCTTCACTCCAGGAATCTGGGAAGCTAGCACAGGCACCATCGGATTTCCCTGTGCTCCTGGTGTGGCAGGTAGTCCATCGACCGGCTGACCTGAAGGATCCGCCACGTAGAATTGTGAACCAAGTATGGGAAAGTAGGCGCCACCTGATGTATTACACTGTTTATCGGAAGGAGGAGAAAAGGCATTACTCACATAGAGATTCGTGGCAGGATTGAAAGTTATCGTAAGTTTCACCTGGTCCACTGACAGAGCATCAATAGGAAGATTCACTCCAGGGTCGCCTCTGCTAAACCAGAAGGTGAGCGGAGTGTAGGTCACGGGAGCGGGGTTGGCGGTTGCGTAATTCGGAAAATCGGTGGAATTCCGCTGAATAAGTCGGTTCACGACCTCCACTTTTTCCAGAGGTGTATAAAATTCGTCGAGAATTTCCAGAAGCCGCCCGTCAATCTGTTCCACGCGCGCTCCACCAATCTCCAGAGTTGCGAGATTCACAACAGAATGTCCGAGAGAATTCGTCCAAATGAAGGCGGGTCCAAGAAAGGGTTTTCCTTGCGCGGCAGCGGCAGCGGCAGCAGCCTTTTGTGCGGGCGCCAAATCAGGAAACGTCGTCACCAAGAAAAGACGGGAAATCAGATGACCCTTTCTCGGTAACGTGATGACTGCCTTCGTTCCGAAATTCGGTTTCGTGTCAAAGTCGAGGCGAACCCATTGCGTCGTAAAGCGCCCAGCACGAATGAGAACAGTTTTGAAGAGCGATATATTCGGCTGTCCTCTGGGTGGCAGAAGACGGGAATCTTGTATTCCACTTTGGAGCACTCGTAGCAGAGATGCAACCATACCTATTAAGAATCCGTATTTGTAGTTTAGGACCTGGGGAAAAATTGAAGAACTGGTTTCCGTGTGGGTTATTAACAAGATGGACTGCTCTATTTGCTATGAGGCTATAACGGAGTCTACAGGAAAGATACAACTCTCATGTAATCATTCCTTTCATATTACCTGTGGAGTGACTTGGCTCTCGAGCCTCGCACAGAAATTCAACCCCGAGACCTGTCCAATGTGCCGTCATCGGACAACAGAACTAGAAGAAATTCCGAAACACCTCCTCGTAACCTATCAATTCGCGGCAGGAAACCGAGAGGAACTTCATACACTTTTGAAGCGGTTTGGCGGAAGAGGAATCAGCAATACCATGTGGGCACACCTTCTAACCAATACAAAAATCGTTCAGCAAACCAATCTGGTCATGGACCGAGCAGAACTTACTATGCTCATGGCTACAAATGGCTGTAAAAAGGAACTTACAGACGACCAGTGGTATAGCCTACATAATGATGACGACTGGGAGACTGTGGGACTTTAGATATGGTATGGGGTCTAAAAATTTGAATCTATTTTTACTGTATACTTCATACACAAATGATTCTGCCAGACCTGTCTTCGTGGATTGGGCTCGGCGTCATAAGCACATTTCTTTCAAATGTTCCTTGGACCTGTATCTTTCTTCTCACTCGAATCATAGGAATAAATCTCTACATCATTCATAAAAAAGAAGACTGTGTCCGCATACAAAAAAATATTGGTAGGTGTAGTCATGTTACTGACGGCGACAAACCATGTGGCTATTCAATCGGGTTCTGGTATATTGCTTCTATTAATGTATCAAGGAGTGATGAACACCAGGAACACTCCGTTTGGATTGTGGGGACGAATTCGACGTATAAGCGCCTGACGGAAGAAAAGGATATTGAAGTCGGAAAAAGCGATATGCTATTCGTGAATATTCATAAGCAGATGCCCTTTAAAGTGATGGAGCGCTTCGGACAAAATTCCATGATCTACTACCGCAAACGAATGCTTCGACTTTCGATTGAACCGAGGGACGACCAACAGAATATTATAAATGATATACGCGGGCTTCTGGTAAAAAAGAGGTCGGCTGTGATTCTTCTACACGGTCCGCCAGGAGTGGGAAAGACGATGCTCAGTCTGATTCTGGCGAACGAGACGAACGGAATCTACTGCAATAATCTTCGACCGTGGGAGGCAGGAGAGAGCATCGGATCCTTATACGCTGACGCAGAGCCTTCGGAGGACTCCCCCCTCGTTGTTGCTTTCGATGAGATTGACGGACCGCTTGAGGAGATTCACAGGGGGATTCCGAGTCACAAGAACCTGAAGATTCGGGTCCAGAACAAACAGGGATGGAACCAGATGCTCGATGAAATTCAAATGGGGTTCTATCCACACTTGATTATCATTATGACTACAAATAAGTCACCGGATTTCATAAACCGGCTAGATGATTCCTATATTCGCGAACATCGCGTGGACAGGATTTATGGAATGTGATTTCTGGGCTAGATATAGAATGCCCTCCACTTTTTCCAACGTTTTTTCGAATGAAGACGTTCAGTACCTCCTGCAACTCCCCGAGGTCCTAGCCGCGAGTGCGAAGTTATCGCCGTCATCCTCTTCGGGTGTCGTGTATTTTACTATTCCTCTGACTGAAACTATTCGTATCGCCCTACATGAGCGCCTTGGTCTAAATCTTTCAGGTGTCTCCGAGATTCCTATGCGATGGATTAAGGGCGATACGGCTCCTCACGTAGATTCCGGTCCCAGTGATTTTGAAAACACCTTCTTGGTCTACCTGAATAGCAACGAGGGCGAGTTTATTCTACAGGGAGAGTCCTATCCGATTGTAGCGAACACGGCTTTTGTATTCAATGAAGGGCTCCAACACGAGACTTTGGGAACGGGTTCTAGCCCCCGTCTTCTGGTGGGTCCGATGAATGAGTTGGCGGAACCGGTTGGTGGTCTTTATGGTATATATTATTACGATGACTATGCTACGGCACATTCCGACGGGGTTGCGGGTATTGGAGGAGTTAATGCTATAGCATCTAATAGTACAAATTATATTCTTGGAAATGTAGATAGTGGTAGTATTGGAGCTTATACTGCCTGGAGAATAGCATATATGGGTGGTAGCCCCCCCCCTAGTTCCGTATATAATAATGGTTATAACGTAGGTCCAATTATTACTGCGGCTATGTTTCTATACCCAGCTACCCCTTGCTTCCTTGAAGGAACTAAAATTCTCTGTAGCGTGGGTGGGACGGATGCCTATGTTCCTATTGAAACTGTCAAACCTGGGGATCTCGTCAAGACAAGTCGCGATGGCTACAAGAAGGTGGAACTCATTGGAAGCGGAACAATTCGGAACCCTGGTGATTCAGAGCGCACAGAGAATCGCCTCTACAAGTGCTCTCCTGAGAAATATCCTGAACTCAAAGACGATCTCTACATAACAGGCGACCATTCCATTCTTGTAGATAGCTTGAGCAATTTGGAACGAGAGAAAACGGTGAAGCAGTCTGGAAGGGTGTTCGTAACCGATAGGAAGTATAGGCTGTGTGCCTGTATCGATGAACGTGCTGAGCCTTGGGCTTCAGAGGGTTCCTTTAAAATCTGGCACCTTGCTTTGGAACACGAGAATCCTAAAATGAATTATGGTATATACGTAAATGGCGGTCTACTTGTTGAGACCTGCTGTATACATGCCTTGAAAAATAAGTCAAATATGACTGTGGTATCATAAGAGATTATCCACATCGAAGAAAAACAGTTGAAACAATCTGGAGTTCTCAATTGTATTTCCAAAATAAAGGGGGGCGGCGTGAATTATTTTTGCATCAAACAACACCAACCGATTAAAAACATTTCCAACAACATCGACCTGTTCAAACTGAGTTGAATCGTAGAATCCATTTTTGAAAACAGCGCTGTGTTCAGCCTCATCCACTTTCATTTTCTTTGTAATTCGAGAACGGTATAGACGCGTCCCTGTCTCAGGTGGAGCATTGGGTGTTAAAAATAATACTCCTGCATACGTTTGTTCATCATGATGATACACCGCCAAGTCACTTGCTAAGCAATACTGAAAACAACCGTTTACAGCGTATGAATCCCAGTTTTTAATATTACAACCGAGAATTTCTTCAAATCTTTCTTTCAGACCAGGAAAACGAAATTTGGAATTAATTGAACGTTTTCCTTTATGGTATGCAGGACCCTCTTTAAAATCCTGTTGTAAAGCAAAATTACGAACACTATGCGGATCCTTATAAAAGTTATCTACAACCACAAAAGTCGGCATTTTATATTTCGTAGTTTCAGTATATACAGGTGTTTTCAAAATAAAAATAGTCTCCCATTTAGAATCTATTTCCATTTCTATCGAACAACTCTCTACATCTGTTAATTTCACATGCCAACCTGATTTTTTGAATCTTATATTATTATAAAAATTATAAACATCTTCGCGCTCATCTTCTATTAAATCAATAATTTCGGTATTACATACCGCTCGTAAGGGTAGAATACCCTGTGTTGTATGAAAACACCAACCGAACCAATTGTTATCTTTTTCTCCTTTTGAATCAATGTATCCTAGAACATCTTCATGTAGGGTTTTATGATTATCCATTTCTCTATTAAGTATTTTTTTGTTCTTAGATGCCTAATGACAGAACTATACTGAAATATTTTTCTGCATGGGGCTCTACGAAATCTTTTGCGTCATTCCTCATTGTATAGTGTATAAACCGAGCATTTTTTGATTCTTTAAAGAGAAAAATACAGTTTAGGTCATCAGGCAACTCGTGTACATCGATTCCTTGTTCGACAATTTCGTCATTAAAGTGGTATTGTTCCATAGAAGGGTATATTCCTGGGGCATGTTTTTCAAATACTCCTTCAATAAATGGAGCCATTGTTTTGGGAATTCCAATTAATCCACAATTGTATCGAAAATTAGGAATATCTGATATGTTATTAGTATGCCTAATACCTGTATCTAAACACATTGATAGTTTAGACATATTAAATTCATGAATAAATTCAACGTCAGGATTTTTGGGAAGTAGGTCAAGATCCATCGAAATTATGTAGTCGTAGTCTGGAAACATTTTATAGACAAGTAATTTCAGCCAAGATGGATGGACATCTGGAATTCCTTCCTTGATCGGATTTTCTTCGAGAATTTTGTAGTCGATATTGTGTTTTTTGAAGTAGTGTTTGAAAACGGGTATAGCATGCTGTTTGTAGGGAGGATTGCCAATGGCAATTATCACTACACACAATTTCATATAATAACTAGTTCCAAAGAAAATATACAGTTTTTACTTACTGTATAAATTAGAAATGTCTACCTGTAAGGTCTGTGGCTCCAACCACTCCGCTGCCGGCTGTTCCGAACTCTATCGCGACACTGAGGAGGGCTTTTCTCATGAGAATGGGGCGACGGGGCGACAGGATCCGAGTGATGATGAAGGAGACAAGGCAATGACTGATGTCCTATTGCCGATAGCAACTACCATGACCCTAGTCCTCAAACACGGCATTCGTGAGCCCATTCTCGCAGCGCAACCAGTTAAGCGCCACACAAAACACCTTCACTTCCCAGTCCTGTTCGGCGGAAACCCCTCCAGGATTCTGAATTTCCAAAGTAAGTCGCAAAGAGTTCGCGCGAGAGGCGTTAATGCTGCCCGTTGGCTGATGGTCACCAGGGCGCTCGGCAAATGAAAGCCCATACATGTAGTTCGCATACGAATAGAAACCCCCCTTGTGCTTATATGCGATATGCCGGCGAATATACGGTTCGTCCGTTTCAATCATAGGAATTCCATTCACCTGTAACTTCACAAACTGCAACATGGGTTTCGTGATGAATTGCTCGGTGGGGTTCCTAGGCCACTCCGACTCCAGACGATTCGTGTAATTCGTCCATTCGTTGTTCAGGCGCACGGACTTTCTACGCACAAACCACAGGATTTCCTCGATCGGGTGATTCGCTTCCAGGGGAAGCTGTATCGAGACCGTATCATTTGAAGTATTTTTCGTGATCTGATATTTCATCGGTTCATCAAAAGTAAATGTCTGGATTTCCCGGTGAATGAATTCGAAGGGCTTTCTGAGAAGCATCTGGCGATACTCTCCATCTATGAGCGCCCCGTGTGTAAGAAGTGATACGGATTCGAGAGAGGGGGGCACGGCAGCCGTCTTCACATTTACGATCCCTGTGGGACTGTTAAAGGGAATCGTCTTATTCAGGGGGACCTCGTCACATGACTCACGTGCCCCAGACAGTCTTCGGACAACTTCCGAAAAGGGGCGAAGCGTCACAAAGATTCGCACAGTCCCCTCCTTGCTGCCAATCAAGTGTAGAGCATCCTGGTATTTCACACGCCCGAAGAAAAAGGGAAGGGGGCAGTGAATCACGCCGTCCTCTGTGGGAAAATTCCTTGGACTTGTGAAATTCCTGAGAGTCTGTATGGGGACCTTGGCGGTATGGTCGTAGGCGACTCCCATCTGGGTATTAAAATCGGGATACACATGTCCAAACATGTTCGCGAAGTCTCCGTCAATCGTTTCAATTGTCTTGCCCTCGATTTCCAGTTCCGCTTGGGCGATGCAGGCAGTTCCCAACGAGTTTGCGTATTCCCAGCCGTCTGCTATAGGATTCACATAGGACCAGGTCCCTCCTGCTAGACCGAGAAGAGTCTGCGAGTCGAGCCAGTGACCGAGTTTGATTTCTAGGAAGGAGCCGAAGAGGAGGTCGCCGTTACGGAGAGAGCCGATGTCAAAACAGAAGCGCTGTCCGAAGTCTGCCGGACCACGAAAGAGGGTAGTCTGTATATTAGGGGCGAAACTGATGAGTTTTCTTTGAGTGTTTCGCGTGAACCAACTGTCCTGCGTGGTCAGGGGGTAGAGGTAATTCTCTTGGGCGTCACGATCCGTGAGATCCAAGAGCGTTGTGATTCCTCCTAGCGGTTCTTTGGACATCTTTTCCTGTATGTATGCCGGATAGTTTAGACCCCGTTTAATTACTAAACGCCGTGTAACCCCGCTCTCCTTCCACAATATACAGAGTCCACGACTCAATCACAATTGTCAGTTCCAGAGTCTTCGTAGTGAATACA